ATGCCGACGGTTCCGATCATCCGGCTGGATGACCTGACAGACGAGCAGAGACGGGCGTACACGCTTATTCATAACAAGCTGACCATGAACAGCGACTTTGACTTTGAGATACTGTCGGAGGAGCTGGAAGACATCCTGACGTTTGACATGGAAGATTTCGGCTTTGACATCCCAGAGATCCGGGAGCTGGCCGAAGACGCCGAAGCGGAACACCAGAAGAACCGGGACGAGACGCAATTCACAAAGGCGAACATAGAGAACCTTGAATACGCACAGTTCAACGGAACAGGGAAGTATGACATTCCGGCGATTGCCCCTGTAAAAGAGCTACCAGAGATCAAAGAGTGGATCAGCTTCAACTATGTACTGACCGACCAGAACCCGGAGGGGAAGGCGGTACACTTTTTCATAGACGATTACCAGTTTGAAAGAGTCTGGAACAACCCGGACGCGTATCTTGACAAGCTGAGGCAGTACGTTTGCGTGGCAAGCCCGGACTTTTCACCGTACGGGGATATGCCGCTGGTGCTTCAGTTATACAACCACTACCGTAAACACTGGTGCGCGGCTTACTGGCAGATGAACGGGATCACGGTTATCCCTACACTCCGGGCCAGCACGGACGAGCGGAGCCGGGAATGGTGGCTGGACGGTGAGCCGTACGGCGGGATCGTGATGGTATCGGAGATGTGGAGCGCAAAGCAGAACGACGCCGAGACATCCAAGGCCATGAACGACGAGATCATAAAAAAGCTCAATCCGTGCAAGTGGTTTGTCTATGGGAAGGGCAACAAAGAGATATACGACGGAATGAACGTCGAATACATATCGACATTTACGGAAAAAAGGTGGTAAAATGGCAGGAGGAAAAGGCGGACGCGGCGGACGCGGAGGAAGCACGGGCGGCTTTTCGTTGCCCCAGCTTCTCAGGAGGATGGGAGAGCAAGGCCCACAGCAATATTCGTCACAGCCCGGAAGCAGTCTGACGCTGACACCTGAGCAGAAGAAAGGCGACTATACAGACAACGGGAACCCGTCGGTTGTGAAGTGGCAAGGGCAGACGGAGGACAAATCCGCAAGATTCCTGTCGAAGATCGACAACGAGACCGACTTGAGCAAATATCAGGCCCAGACGGGAGACAAGTGGGCGTTCTACGACAACCCGTTTCAGAAGATGGTTCTTCAGATGGGGCTGAACAAACCGGCCACGGTGCTTTCACAGACAGACTTTGACAACTACGTGAACCAGACGGGAGCGACAAGGATCTACCGAGGATGGAGCGGCGCGGATTCCGCCGACCGTTTCAAGACGTCACCGAACAGTCACACGGGCAACGGGATCAACGGCGACGGCTACTACTTTTCCACAGACCTTAGCACAGCGCAGAGTTACGGAAGTTACGTAATGGAAGGCGCTCTTTCACCGACGGCGCGAGTGATTAGCATTAACGACGTGAGGGCGGCAATCAGTCAGACGTCGAGACAATTCAAAAGCTCTTTGTCGTACGCCGGGAGCCGGGGAACGCGAACATTCGGCCCGAACCAAGGCGACGCGCAGATGGCAATTAAAATGGGATACAATGTAATTGACGCAGGGTGGGCGGTAATCCCGCTGACCCGCGACGCGCTGGTTGTAAGCAACAGACGGCACAGATAAGGAGGTACATTATGCCGAACGAAGCACTGAGAAAAAAGAACGCGCTGCTTGACTGGCAGAACGAGAAGAAGTATCAGGAGAAAGTCCTGAAAGACCCGAAGGCGACGGCCAAGAACAAGGAATACGCCAAGAAGCGGATCACCGAGGCCGACACGTACATCAAGAAGCTCAAGGGCAAGTAAATACCGGTGGGCGTGTTGATAGACGCGTCAAATCAAATGCGCCCAAAAGAGGAGGGCGCAAAATGGCTGGAAGCAAAGGCGGAAGAGGCGGACAGGGCGGCGGCGGCAACCTGACGATCGCTACATCCGCGACGGATCAGGGCGGAAACACCATTGACCTGACCGGGTTCCCGCTGAAATACGGAGAAAAAGACTCTGCTGTATCAGGCGCGGCGAGGCAGAACATTGACAAGTGGGAAGCCCAGCGTGTAAAAAACAGAATAGAGTATTCTTACATGACGGATCCGAACGGAGACCCGGTTGGCGAGGTAAAAGGCGGGAAAACGAGCGTATCAACGCCCGTGTGGATGAAAAACAAAGCAAAGGTGTTTACGCACATACACCCGCGAGACAAGAACAGCCAAGGGTATCTTGGCGGCACATTCTCAGAACAAGACCTTACCAACTGGTCTACCAGAGCGCCGAACATTGAGACGTACCGAGCGGCGGCGGCTGAGGGAACATACAGTATTTCCAAAGGATCAAACTTTGACGCAAACGGGTTTTCTTCTTTTGCGAACGGAGAGTTCAAAAAGCCGTACACCGATTATGCAACATACATGAAGGGGCTTAACAACGATTTGCACAAAGGGAATGTGTCGTGGACGGACTACTCCAAGATGGCGCGAGATGCTTTCAACAAGTGCATGGTCGAGAAACACGATATGCTTATTGCCAACCAAAAGAAATACGGCTATAAGTACACACTGGAGAGGAGGTAATCCAGAATGGCCAAAAAGAAAGAGGCGGCAACGTCGGATTGCGGGGGGTATAAATCCCTGACGCTACCGAAGCCCAAAAAAGAGAAAAACACCAAGAAAAAGTAAAGGGGAGCGTCAAGCGGCGTTCCCTTTTTCAATGCTTACAGAAGGGGGTGATGTTTCATGGCAGGGGAAGAGAACCTGAGAGCGTTTAGCTCGGAAGAAGCACGGAAGTACGGCGCGATCGGTGGACAGAACAGAGGTAAAAGCGAGAAGCGGAGAAAGTCCATGCAAGAGACATGGGACATCATCCGAAAAATGCCGCTTGAAGATGGCGAAGCAAGCGAGATCGAAAAAATACAGAACGTCGCACAACTGGCCGGGAAGAACGTTACGGTAGAACAGGCAATCATACTGGCCATGAGCAAAAAGGCGATGAAGGGCGACGTAAGGGCTTTTGAGGCTTTGCGTAAGTACACAGAGAGCGGACGGATCACGGAAGACCTGACCAGAGAACGCGCAGAGCTTGAGCTTGAGAAGCTGAGGATGGAAGTGGAAGCGTACCACAAAGCCGCTGAACGGGTTGACGTGGGGGTGACGATCGTTGATGACATCCCCACAAGTTAAGCTGACAGAGGTAATTGCGCCGTCGTTCTATGCAGTACATCAGGACATAAAGAACGAAGGCCATACATACTATGACCTTTATGGAGGACGTGGATCAACCAAGTCCTCTTTTATTTCGGCTGAGATCGTGCTGGGTATGATGCAAGACCCGGACGCGAACGCAATAGTATTTCGGAAGTACGGCACGACCTTGAGGGAGTCCGTGTTTGAGCAGATCGCGTGGGCCATCCAGACCCTGAATGTAGCTCACTTGTGGCGACCGGTGCTGAACCCGATGTCTTTCATCTTCTTGCCGACCGGCCAGCGCATTCTTTTCCGAGGGCTGGACAAGGCGAAGAAAACGAAGTCCATCAAGGTATCAAGAGGGTATTTCAAGTATCTCTGGTTTGAGGAGCTTGACGAGTTCGCCGGTATCGAAGAGATCCGAACAACGCAACAGTCCGTATTGCGTGGCGGGGACAAGTTCGTTGTCTTCAAGTCCTTCAACCCGCCGATCACAAGAACCAACTGGGCGAACGAATACGTTGAGGAAGAACGGAGCGATTCGTACCGGCACAAGAGCGACTATACAACGGTTCCGGTTGAATGGTTAGGGCAACAGTTCATAGATGACGCGGAACACCTGAAGAAAGTCAATGAGAGGGCGTACCGGCACGAATACATGGGCGAACCCGTGGGTTTGGGTACGTCTGTCTTTGAGTTCTTAGAGTTCCGAACGATCACGCCGGAGGAGCTTGCGACATTTGACCGCATATACCAAGGGCAAGACTGGGGCTTTTATCCTGACCCGCTGGCGTTCGTAAGGGTGGCGTACGACCGGACGAGAGAGACCATATACATCCTTGACGAGCTTTACGAAAAGCGATGGAGCAACAAACAGGCGGCTGACTGGATACTTGACCACAAGTACACGGACTATGAGATCATCTGTGATTCTGCGGAGCCGAAGAGCGTAAACGACTACCGGGATTTCGGATTACCGGCGCGACCGGCGATCAAGGGGCCGGGGAGCGTTCAGTACGGCATGAAGTGGATGCAGACGCGAAAGATCGTCATAGACAAAGACCGGACGCCGAACGCGTATAAAGAGTTCAAGGAGTACGAGTTTGAAGTTGACCGCAACGGGAATGTGATAAGCGCATACCCGGACGAGAACAACCATACCATTGACGCTGTGCGCTATGCCTTAGAGCGGTATTCAAATCAGAGGGGGAATAGTGCATGAGCATTCTATCAACGATCAGAGGATGGATTGCGATGCTTTTTGACGCGAAAGCGAAAGAGGAGTTTGGCGTAAAGCCAATTCCGAAGACACAGACCAACGCGTTCATAGAGGAATGCCAGAACATCTATGCAGGGATGCCAGCGTGGGCGACGGGCGACATTTCGACGATCAACTTTGCCAAGGCGATTTGTTCCGAGGTAGCGCGGCTGGTCATGCAGGGGACGAAGATCACGGTTGACGGTTCCCAAAGGGCTGAGATGCTTCAGGAAGAGATCGACGATAATTACAAGGACATTCGCCGGTGGGTAGAATACGGGTGCGCGAACGGGATCATTATTATGAAACCAAACGGTGAGTCTATTGACATCGCCAAGCCCGGAGAGTTCATCATCACCAAGACGGACGGTTCCAAGGTAAAAGGATGCGTCTTCTGTAACACACAGTATTCCGACGAGCGGTATTACACCCGTTTGGAGTATCACCGGTTTGAGGATGAAAAGTATCTCATTTCCAACCGGTGCTTTGTTTCCAACTCAAAGGACAGTATCGGAAAGCCGATTGACATTGACGCGACGCCGTGGGTAGGCATGGCGGAGGATGTCGAGTCTGACAACATCGACAGAATGCTTTTCGGCGTGTTCAAGATGCCGGGAGCAAACAACATCGACCCGGACAGCCCGTATACTTTGCCTATTTTTGCGGACGCTGTGCAGGAGCTTGAAGACCTTGACGTATCGTATTCCAGAAACGCCAAGGAAGTGTTTGACAGCAAGCGGACAGTCCTTCTTGATTCTGACCGTCTGATTCCGAGCGGGACGAAGCTGGGTACCGACTACGACGGAGCCAGAGAAAAGGCCGGGTTGCCTGACATCGTGAAGATCGTACAGGGCGTCGGAGACGGCGCTATGTATCAGGAGATCAACCCGACGCTTCAGACCGACACGCGGCTTGTTGGGCTGAATGCTTTGTTATCTCAGATCGGATACAAGTGCGGCTTTTCCAACGGGTATTTCGTATTCAACCAGCGGACGGGGATGGTTACGGCCACTCAGGTTGAGTCTGATGACCGGAGAACGCTTCAGTTGATTAAGGACGTGCGAGATCAGCTTCAGGCCTGTATGGATGACCTGATTTACGCGCTTGACAAGTTCCTTGACAACGAGGGCGCGCCTGTCGGGAAGTACGAAGTAACCTATGATTTCGGAGACCTGACGTACAACCGTGAAGAGGATCGGCAGAGATGGTGGAGCTATGTCATCGCCGGAGCCGTTCCCAAGTGGGTGTATTTTCAGAAGTTTGAGGGAATGTCGGAAGAGGACGCCAAGAAGATGGTTGACGAAGCGACGCCTAAGGAGGGGCTTTTCCCGGAACAGGAGGAGTAAATGCTTCCACCTGACTATCTGGCCCGGATCATGGAGGGCGCGGAAGAAGTTGCGTCCATGCTTCACACGGACATCTTAAACGACGTCGTTAAACGTATCATGATACGGCTTGACCGTGGCGACAGTTACGTGTTAACGGCGACGGACAAGTGGCAGTTAGAGACCCTGATGGAGTCCGGCTATCTCAGAGAGGACATAGAAAAAGAGATCGCACGACGGACGGGCCTTCAGAGAAACGTTATCCGAAAGGCATTTGAAGACGCCGGGGTTCGTTCCCTGCGGTATGACGATGCCGTATACCGTTCCGCCGGTATATCAACAGTTCCCTTATCCCAGTCACCCGCGCTTATACGGACGCTTCAGACGATGTATGAGCGCACTATGGGCGAGTGGGACAACATCACGCGGACAACGGCAAACGAGGCCCAGCGGCTTTTCATTCAAGTCTGCGACAAAGCCTATACACAAGTCATGTCCGGGGCCAAATCGCGTTCACAGGCCGTCAAGGAGGCTGTGGAGACGGTTTCCAAGGACGGTGTAAAGGTATTGTACCCGACCGGACATGAGGACACGATAGAAACAGCAACGGCAAGAGCGGTTCGGACGGGCATAGCCCAAGGCGCGGCACAGATCACCCTTGAGCGTATGCAGGAAATGGGTGTTGACCTTGTGCTGACGTCTTCCCATTTGGGCGCGAGACCCACGCACGAACCGTGGCAAGGAAAGGTGTTCCACGTTGACTTTTCCGTACTGACCGGAAGACTGCGGAGCGCGAACGCGGAAACGAGATCAGGAGCTACACACGAATACCCGGATCTGGTGGAGGCGACGCGGTACGGATACGTTGACGGGCTATGCGGAGCCAACTGCCGACATTCGATGATGCCTTACATCGAAGGGGTTACAAAGAATCCTTTTGAGCAGTTCGATTCCGAAGAGAACCTGAAGCGGTACAAGCTGGAGCAGGAACAGCGGGAGATGGAGCGAAAGATCCGCAA